CTGTGCGACAATCTAAGGTGTATCCGCTTGATATAAAGCAACTCATTTTTGTATAATTTTAGTTAAGGTTTATTAGTTTGCAACTACGAAAGAATCAACGCTGAATACGCCGAGCCCGTATGTAGCATGAAGGTTAAGTTTTACAATGTCCTCGAACGGGTCATAGAGTGCGCGTTGAGTGAAAAATTCGGAATTCATGCCTACCATTACGTATTGCGCCGGTCCTGCGTATACTTTACCTTGACCAGTCAAACCTTGAGTTGGAATTACTCTACAGTTAGATGCAGGTAACATAACACCCCAATCAGCACTATCTGTTCCTACTGATGTGTTATCAGTAAACAGGTTGATGAATGAGTTGTTTCTCATGCTAGCAACAAGCGCTCTGTAGTCAGAATAACCACAGTAAATTACAAGGTCATCTCTGTGAAGAACGTTCTCAGGAATTGCTCTGTAGTATGAAGAGAATACATCCAAACCGTTAGTAGCAGTAGCACCTGTGTAAGCAACTCTTGTTGCTCCGTTTCCTGATGTAATTAACGCAATTACACCATCAAAACATTGTGAGTTATAAATTGTTCCACCTGATGCGGTTGTGTTTCTCCATAATTGTAGTTCAATTTGGTTAGCAGTTCTGTTAGCGATATCAGTTAAGATAACCTCCTCAAATGGAACTGTCTCTTGGAAGTTTGCGTCAGTTAAATACTGAGACAAATAGGTATCAAACAATGAGTATGGGCATAATTGTTGGTTTACCTTTTTGCTACAAAGATTAACAGTTACAACATCTTGTGTTGTATCACCTGTCGGAGTAAATCCACAAGAAAGGTCTTGCAAAATTACATCGTTAGTTACGAAACCAACCAATTCTGTGGTTCCCTTTAAATTTACTCTTACAGAACTATATTTTGGAAGTGTAAGACCAAGAAATGCTTTAATCATCATATCATCTCCATACTGTTCGTATGTGGGAAGATTTGACAAATCGTAGTTAAAAGAGAAGTTTTTTGCTTCACCTTTTTTTAACATTTGTTTTTTCATTTTTTTTATTGTTTTTTTTTAATTCTTTAATGCTTCCCTTAAAAATCTCACCTTTGCGTCCATTATGTTTTCTTGTCCAAAGGTTTTTTTAACCACTGGATTATTATGGACAGGAGAATTTTTAAATTCTTCATAATCTTTTTTATAGGATTCAAAATCCTTGGAAAAATTGTTTAACATTGATAACATTTCTGTCATCGCTTGTTTCATGTTTTTCATGTCACTTTTCATGTCTCCAAGACTTCCTTCACCTTCTTCATCAGGGTATTTAACCCCCGTGATTACACCCTCACCGTCTACCACCAAAGTGATACCGGATTCTGTTGTGTGTTGACCTTCGGGTGCTGAAACTCTTTCTCCACTTTCTGTAATAACATAGAGTTTTTGACCAACTGCGAAATCACTTTCCTCGTCAGTTTCAATTTTAGTTCCGTCAGTTAAGGTTGCTTTTGATAGGACTTCTGTTTCGATTTCAACATCCGTTGTTGCATCTACCACAGGACTCGATTCCTCTACCACAGGTTTGTCCTCAATCTTTGAAATGATTGAATCCTCACCAACGGTAAGAATCAACCCTTCACGAGTTTCGTGTGAACCTGATGGTGCGGGAACCAATATCGAATCTTCACCAACAACAAAAAGTCCTTCACCTACGGAGAATGGACCTTCTTGATTATTTGTGATTTCGGTTGAACCGTCTACCAATTTAGTAACCATGAACTTTTCGGACTTAAATTTTAATCCTAACAAAACAGCGATTTTGTTGATTGCTTCTGTTGCGTTCATTTAATCAATTATTTGATTTAATATGTTTATGATTTGTTCTAATAAATACTCATCGGTTTTAACCTGTGAAAAATTCATTAAGAAATTACCTTCTACGGACATTCCTTTGACTTTTCCATTTTTAATAAGTTCATTCCAAATCTCATTTCCCTCGGGGGTTTCGAGGATTTTATACCCCCCCATCCATGTTCCAAACGGAATCTGTTCTTGGGTAAAACCAAGTTCATATGATTTATCCTTTTCACCTTCAACAATCCATGACTCCACCATCACCGCATCACTGTATTTCTTATCTGAATGTTCGTAGTTGGTTGCTCGGGTTCGTTGTTCTATCATGAACTTTTGTTGAATCTTAAGAATTGTCTCAAGAGTAAATTTTACAAAATACTTTTCATTTGACACTTCATCAAAACGAGGTATTAGAATATTAGGTATCATCAGTGGAGTGTAAACCATCCTTTGGTCCGTCTTGGTAGCGAACATCTGATTGGTTTCTTTACTGAATCCTACCTTACAAACATCACCAAAACAATCTAATGACTTGGTATAAGAAACTGAGTTCATGTTTTGTTGAGATACTATGTAAGCAATCTCACTTTTACGTTTCGTCTCTTCGTTGTAATATCCTTGGTTAGGAAGTTCTTTTGGTGCTTGTCCTGCAAGACCCTGAGCGTATCCTTGGTCCGCTCGGTTTCTACCTTGGAATAATGCTTTATACCAAGCGTGAACACAATTCGGTCCACCTTTATACAACCACTTAGAATACGGTTGTCTGTTATGTCCAAATTGGGTGTTTAAATCCCTCAGAGCATCGATTTGTGCTCTACGGAACCATCTACCCTGAATGGAAGTGCAAAAGTCTCTGTCAGGACTTCCTCCGAGTTTTCTGTTATACTCAAAATAAGTCACAGGTGTAGGGTGATTCAACCCGTAAATTTCAGATTCAGTAAATCCTCTAAGTAGGGGGTTGGTGACCGCTTCAAATTCTTCTTGAGTCAGGTTCTCTTTTAGTTTGGTGAATTCTTGTTTCATCAACAAATCTTCCTCTGTCCATTCAAAATCTTCTTCATGTAAATCACATCCACATGAGAATAACACAGGTTCAATCAACATACTGTCGGTGTCTCCTGATGATGGGTAATTGTCGTAACTTGGTAATCCTGTAACATCGTAATCGAACTTGATACCTACTCCATCTAAATCTTGAATAACTCTGAAGTTATTATCGTAGTGTCTTTTGATTCCAAGTTCTTTAATTTTTTCAACCTTTTCTTGGTTACTTCCTGTGGTGTAAATATGACTCGCAGGGAATCCATATTCGTTACTAAGGTCAATCATTTCCTTTGAGGTCATTGAACGTGCGGATATGATATAAATCAGAGACCCCCTTTGGAGTTCCTGTTTCAATAACATTTTACCACCACGAGTATCTAATGTATCATCCCAATCAAATGACACTTTGTCAGGAGAGAATTCCCTGTTCTCCCACATTCCATAACATTGACCTAGCGCTTCATCCTCGGTCTTACCTTCGTTAATTAGATATGGAATACAACGGGAAATAAACTCATCTTTGGGTTCACCGATTGTTGGGTAAACAAAATCTTGGATACCCATTTCTTCTTGTTGGTCAAGAATCTTGTCGACCCATGTTAACGCTTCCTGACCACCCCAAAGTCCCATAGCAATCGTTCCATTGTCATCCCAATTACCCGTGTCATAGGTCGAAGCTCTTGATAGGAATGACTTCATTCTCTTGATGGTCTCCAATGAGATTTCCTCTTGGTTACACAACTGTTGTGCACGAACCTTTCCTACTTGAGTCCCTGCTGGATTACCACGTTTCTGGTTCTCCTTGATTGCTTGACATGCTTTGGAGGAGACATAGTCGGGTGCTTTAAAGAATTTGTATTTGGAGAAATACATAAGTTCCTGTTCTATCGCAGGGTATTCAACCCATGCTACCTCGAACACACCGGTGTTTCCTGATAATTCAGGGTCTATCTCAAGTTCTATAATTTTATACATTGTTAATAAATATTTTGATTAAATCTGACTGAGTTTTTCAAGTCGTCTTGCTGTCTCTTGTTTAGCGGTGATATCCGATTCTACAACGTATGCTCTAATTGGGGTATTACGTTGTTTTGCGATTGCTTCCACGATACGTGAATCATCATAACCTGGTCCGATTGGTCTTCCACCACCCGATTGGTTAATCTGACTAAGTAATCCCATATAGTTTATAGTGGATACACGGTTGATTACTGATTCATTACCTTCGAGTTCAATACCTCCTTGTTGAAATCTAACTCCCCCGTTTTCATGTGAAGGACCAAATACCATCCCACCACCTTGTCTCTTTAACATACCACCACTTCGGTAACTGTCAATGTTTGCAAGTTGGGTTGCGATGATTCCTGTCTGAACCGCACTGAGCGTCGCAACCAACGCTGCTGCTACGAATGACCCTGGTGTGGGTCCATATACCGCAACTGCTTTGGTGATTGCTTCTGCGGTGTTTGATAAAGACTGAGCAAGTGAAATCCTAAGGGATGTTTTTGCTGCTTGTTTCTCAAGTTTTGCTCTTTGTGTTTGGTAGGACTTTTCTGCTTCAATTCGTTTCTGATTTGCTGCGACACTGTCACCAACAATACCCTCAGTTATTCTCTTATTTCTCTTCTCAAGAACATCAAACTGAGCGTTATAGTATGCTGATGTGGTTTGTGATAATGTGTTTAAAACCGATTGAACTTCTTGAAGAGCACCGAGAATATTTACTGTGATTTTCTCCTTGATTGCTCCTTCAACACCTGATAATGTATTGTCAAAAGTTTCGGTTACAACAATACCGTATTCATCTAATTCTTCACCTGCGAGTTCTAAAGTTGATTTAAGATTTTTCAATTGTTTAATTGTCATCTTATCAAATTCAATAGGTAACTTGTCGGTAGCGTCTAACCATTTTTGTAATGCTTCTTTACCACCGATTTCAACGATTTTCTTTGCGCTGGTTACACCCTCAGTCAATGCGGATTGGAAGTCATATCCTGTCGCTTGTAAGAATTGTTTGAATTCTTCTTCGTTTAAAGTTTTTAATAATCTTTTAACTTCCTGTAATTTCTTTTTGTATTCCTCAGTGTTCTCATTAATTTTTTTACCACTGTCACTTACCTCAGTATTGAACTTAAGGATAGTCGATAAACTTGTATTGATGAGACTAATTAAACCTTGGTATTCCTCCTTTGAATCAAGAAACGCTTGATATGTTTTTTTCTGTTCGTCAGTTTGTGCTAATAAGAACTTTGTAAATTCTTCTTCTAAACCTAATTGTGTGGTTATTTCTTTTGATAGAGATTCTCTAAGTTTTAGATTCGCAACAGATTGAGTGAACGCACCTTTATCAACAAGCGCTTGTAATCGACGAGATTCTGTAATTTGGTTTTGAATTAGTAATTGTGTCTTACTATTATCTAATTGTTTCTCACCAAACTTAAGTTTACCGATTGCTCGAATACCTGCATCAATAGTGTTGAAATACAACACAATATCTTTCTGTTGTTCAGGACTAAAAACATCAAAATTGATATCATTAAATTGTTTTTTAATTGCTTCAATCGATGTTGGAAACTTATCAATAAATTTAATCGCTGTAATAGAACCATCAACAATAGTTTTAAATACATCTTTATATTCTTTATCTGTGTCAAGAGGACTGAATACATCTGACAGGGGAGAACCTTTGATAATCCCTTGGAGTATGGTCTCAATCTGTTTTAGGTTATTGATTTCCTGTTCTTGGTTTTTAAGAATCGTAGGTTGAGATATGGATTGAAAATCAAAGATTGCTTGTAAGGTTGCTTTTTGTCGGTCTACCGCTTCCAATCTTAATCTTTCAATCTCAAGTTGTTTAACATTTAAGACCTCTTGTTTCTCTTTCTCCTTGGTGATGTCTTTTTCATCGTCTCGGATTTTACCCATTACAGGTTCAACTTGATTTTGGATATCAAAAATCGCTTTTGAATCCTTAAGGTCCAACGCTTTTAAATTACTGATTTCTTTTTGAACTGATTTCTGTTGGTCCTGTAAACCAAATAATCTACGTTCTACACCTTCTTGGAAAATTAAATTACCACCAATACCGGTTGAACCACCACCTGAAATTAAAACCTTTTGTGATTCAACTTGGTCTTTTTTTGCTTTTGTAATTTGTTGTTGTAAAACTTTTTCTCTATCGGTTAACTCAAGAAGTTTTTCTGCTCGTGATGTAATACGACCTTCAAGAGCACGTGCAGTTGCTGCACTTCTGATTGCTTCTGCTAACTGTTGATAACTAATTTTTACCTTACCGTTGAGTATTTCTTCATCTTCTAAGTTTTCAAAATACTTGGGGAACTGTTCCCTGAGTTTATCTAACGCATCCTTACGGGTTTCATAACTCAAGTTTGTATTCTCAATGGTTCTTTGTAGTGACCTAAAAGACGATTGTTCTTTTGCAATATCTTTGGTCAATGCTTCGTTGAATTCTTTCTGTGCTTTCTTCGCATCATCGGTCGCACTCGTCAACCCGATGAACGCTGTAATAAGTAATCCAACACCCACAAGGATTGCGGTGTATGGGTTAGCAGCAAGGGTTGTGTAGAACGCTTTGGTTGCAGCGTTTGCAGCAAGTTCTGATTTCGCAACCGCATAGTTAGAAATCTCTAACGCTATGTTCTCAACCACGACAGCACCTTCCGCAACCCCACGAGCAGCGAATGCAATCGTCAGTGCGTTTTGTGCTGAAGTCACCGCTTTTAAGGAATCTTCTGACCCATCTCCGAAGAGTTGGATTGCAGCAGTAGCAGCAGCAAATGAGGAACCAATCGCTCCTCCTAATTTACCAAAATCACCCAATCGACCTTCAAGGTCTTTACCCTCAGTTTGTTTTTTTAACTGACGTAATGAGTTATCCGCAGTTTTAATCTCACCCGATAATTTCTTAAACGCAACACTACCAATTTCAAGTTCTGATAACTGACTACGTGCTGATATTAATACCTCTTCAAATTGAGTGAGGTTTGAGATTGCTTGGGGGACACCGTTCAAGACGATGTTTAACGCTATATTTTGCATGTTTTATTAACAAGAGGTTTGTAATACTCTTCCATAAATATCAACCACAACAAAGGTGGTCGTAGATGTTGTCTGTCTTACATAGGTTCCCATTGGAAGAACTTGGTAAGAGGTTCCTGTGTCTATGAATACCTTGTCCAAATTACCTAAGGTTCCTGACCCAAACGAATAAATGGTGGTTAGTGATGGTGTTGTTCCATTACATACCAAATCTTTGTCTGTCGATACGTAAGCAAGACCATACCAAAACGGTTCAGGTGATGGATATCCTTCGTTAGGGTCCAAGATATAGATGGGAGCAGGTGGTTCAATCTTATAGTATGGACTTGATTCCTTAATCAAAGAAATCTGAGTAAGTCGTTTATTCACCAAGTCAGCATCCGTGATTTTTTCAATCGTAAAATAGGAATCTTTAATCCATATCTTATCGTTGAGTTTTGTTTCATATACATCAATCGGTCTGAAGAAAAACTTTCCTGTTAATCTCTTATTTGTTGGGTCATAGAGATTCTCCACATAGGTCCTCCAAAACGAGTTATAGATGGTAAACGGAGTGAACTGTAGTATCTGTGTGGTTGAGTTACCAAAGAAGTCAAAAGTCCCTCTAAAGTTTAAATCTGATATTACCTCACTCACCCCTTGAGATTCCAAGGTTGATAGGTGTGATACACATGGGTAGGTTACCCATTCGACTGGTGTGGAACCTGATAACAAATACCATGACCCTTGGTCTGACTTCAACGCATCCTTATACGCATGTCTGTTTCCCACCCAAAAGAATAAATGGGGAATTGTGGAGTAGGGTGCTTGTTGTTGGTTGTTCAGGTAATAGAACTGTGGTATGATAAAGTTCGGTGCGTTGGTTACCCCTGAGGTAGGACATGAACCAAACGGGAGTTCATAGACTTGTTCACCGGTAAAAATGTTTGATGGTGAAGTAAATCTCTCCCTACCGAAAACGTAATCAAAACGGTCTGTAAACTGTTTGGGTAGGAATTCATTATCTGTGAACTTATAAGTCCATGTAACGTCTTTGGAGAGGTCAAATGACAGAGGTTCAATTCTAACACCTGAGTCCAAATCCATGATTTTTGTGAAGTCTTTTATGGGTCTTCCGTTATCATCAAAATACCAATTATACGGTTCTATTCTAATAACTTTCTGAACCTCATCCTGAACGATAATTAAGTTAAACAGGGTGATGATACTACGAAGGAATTCAAACGCATTTACGTTTGGAATACCCAAAGTCATATCCACCAATTCTGTGATAATTGTTGGAGATTGGTAGAGTTCATACATTGGGAGTAAGTCAGTGATTGTCCCGTCATCATATCCAAGTATTTCATAATTTCCTTTGTTTTGAGAAAAACAAAATGGATTACCAAATGTGGTCTTGTCAAATATAAACACACGGACAAATTCGCCTGCGTTTAAGGTATCAGAGAAGAACAGATTCACCGGTAATGGACCTGAACCACCCAATCCTGCGTATGCTTGAGATAGTTTGATTGGTGAGGACTCAAAGAACATAGTCCCTGTAGTCAAAATTGTATTTGGGTCTGTTCCCTTCCATGCTTGGATGGTGATGTCAGGAACTAATATTGCGGTCCAAATACAGAAATCCAACGTTGATAAATTGAATCTTAGATTAAACCCATATTGACCTGAATACGGAACCCTGAACGTATTACCTCCCGAAGATGTGTAGTTATTCAATGGGTCATAACCACCGTTAATATCATCAAAAAATTGAATCTCATGACGGGTATCTTTATTGTAGTCAAATGTCTGAACCCGAGTATTGTTACCGAACGCTTTAAAGATGTTTTGGTTTGTTACCCCTGATGCATACTCAATTCCAATCTTACCATTTTGGAACGTATCCATATACATTGAAGTGAAGTATTCTGAATTGAAAAATTCACTGTTAACCGTATATGATGTGGTATTAAAAATTCTATCCAACACATCCTTTACCTGAAGTGCAGGTTTGAACATACTCGGTGAAGCAGGAAATGATGCACTATCAAATGATAAAGGACCGTCAAAGTCATAGGTGAATGTTGGGGTTGCTCCTGAGGAACTGTCCCCCTGATAATCCAATCCGTAGTTGATAAGTGGATAAAGAATCTTACCCCCAAATAAACCTGTTACACCATCGTTTCTACACTCCCAAGATTCTGTGATTGAACTATACACGTGGTCGTGATTTAGGTCAGTCCAATTTAAATCCTGAAGTTCTATGTTACGAAAATCTGCGGTGAAGTCGGATACCTCACCCAAGACAAAAATCTCATATACCCTTTCCTCTGTTGAGGTTGTTACAGAGTTCAATCTCATTACCCCTTGGAAGATGTCTGTTCCACGATATTGAACCACACAAGGTATTTTCTGTAACGGGTTGAATTCACTCCCATTGACCTCGTAGTAATGTTCAAAGATGATAGCGTTGTTTGCGGTATCGGGAATCAAAATTGTTCTTGAATAGGGAACCCTACGAGTAGTTAAATTCGTAAGGTCATTCTGTTGAATAATAAGGGTAATTGGGACATCCTCAAACAAATCGAGTTGTGTCCATGTATTACCTGATAATTGAACCAAAAGGGTGGTATTCATTATTTACCTAAAAGTTTGATATTATTGGAATAAACGTATTGTAACTCCAAGTTATAGATTGTTCTGTTACCCTGAATCTTTTTCTCAAATTCTGTGTTGAGGATATTCACCGGTGCGAGTCCTCGGTTTGTTGTGATTTCGTATACAAGATTTGATGTGTAAAGTTCTTCTAACCATTGGAAGGTTGGTTGATTACAGAATCCTGAGTTTACTATCACGGTCTCTACCATCACAACCTCAGAGTCGTTTAGTCCTCTTGAGTATTGTGTTTTCTGTGGGTCAGGAGACCCCCAATCAATATTGAGGGACTTGTATTGTTGACGTGATATTGATAGACCTTGGAAACGGTTAAACAACATCGTATAGTAATCAAAGTGTCCGTATCTGTTTAACCACATCAACTGAAGATGTTGGTTTGAAGAACGTGTTGGACCACACGATACGTTGAATGTAAATATTTCGGATACAGGTGTGAACTGTGCACAGATTCCTTGTGTGTATCCTGTTGGGACTGGTTGTGGGATTAAAGCCATAATATTTTAATTTTTAACAAGGACCTAAGTTAGTAATAGAAACACCACCTTCAACATTAACAGAACCTTCACAAGCACAAATTATTAGGGTTCCAAATCCAGGTAGTGAGTCAAATTGCGCTTGATTATCGCAGTCAATGTAAGATACTGTAGTTACATCTTCTCGCTCTGAGTCAATTTGGTATTCAACACAAACACACGCTGGTGTTGGTGTTGGTGTTGGAGTTTTAGTTGGGGTTCTTGTTGGTGTTTGTGATGGGGGAACACAAGGTCCTAATTCACTAACAGTTGAGTATGTTGTTTCAACGGTCCCTTCACAACCACATATCGTTGTCGCACTATTTCCTCCTAAACTAAACGTAACTCCCTGACCAAGACAGTTTATGTATTGAATGAAGTCAGTCAATAGGGTGTCGTTTGTAACTATGTATTCTACACAAATACAACTATTACTTGGAGTTGGAGTTGGTGTTGGTGTGATTGGTGGACCACATGGACCTCCTGTTAAGATTTGCATCTCCACTTCAGTTACAGGGAATTCACAAGAACATAAATTGTAAACTAAGTTGGGTTGGATTAGAATATTTTGTGGTTGTTGTGTATAACAATTTATTATTGTAACACTCGCTACGGATTCTCCTGTGTATGTTATTTGATACTCGGTGCAACCTGAACAGATTCCTGTAGGGGTTGATGATGGTGTAGGAGTTGGAGTTGGTGTTAAGAACTGTGTAGGTGTTGGAGTCGGGGACGCAGGAATCGGTGTTGTCGTTCCTGTGAACTTACCAAACAACTGAACGGTGTATTGTGTTGTTCCACTCGGGAAGTTAGGAATGTTTAGAGGTCCTGCTCCCACATAAAGTGTATTGAACTCCGTGACCGCAGACAACGGGTCAATCAGAAATAGGTTCTGATAAACGTTCGTGCATATAGTTCTTGGACCCCCTCCGTTGGTCGTGAGGTTTTCATACCTCTCGGTGGTGATTAGTGCTCCTTGGTCGTCATAGTAATTATACTCACTATAATATGGTTCTGATAAACCCATTGATGTAAATCCACTCCACAGATAATAGTTTGTGAATCCCAAGGTAAAATAGTCATTGGGTGTGATATCTAATATTCGTGGTGCGTTGGTTAGGAACAATCCTGATGTTGTTGGATATATCCCTTGTGGGGTTCCTGATAAAACAAATGGATTGATGTTAAAGTCTTGTAGGGTTGCGTTTGGATTGGTTCCCATAGTTGAACGGAAAACCTTGTATCCCTGTGACGCTACCGCTGGTAAACCGATTGAGTTTCCATATCCTGTGAAACCTGTTATCGGACTGATTGCAGAATCCGAATACTCATAACCTACCTTGATTTGGTAGAAGATGGTTTCAACGTTTGCTGGTCTTGAGAACGGGAATGTTTGGTGTGTATAGATTGGGGTCGTATCCCAATATGAAATGGGTAACGAATTGGTATAAGTTTCCAATATCTGTTGAAGGTCAATAATCCCCAATCCGAATGGATTTGGAGAACACTTACCTGAGAATACAGGAACACCGTCAACTTCCAAATTGTAGACATACTTGAATTTGAATGTCGTTTGTGGGTCATAGGTTGAACCTGAGACGGTGAAATAGATTCCGTCTGATAATACGGGTTGGAATTCCGCAGGCGTATTTAGGAATGAAATGCTCATCTTTGGTTTGTTTGAATGATAATTTTTTTCTGTATAAAGTCTTCAAGAATTGTTCTTCCGTAAAGACCTAAATAATAAACAATTCTTTCTCGTGCTTTATTAAATCCTTCATCGATAAATTTGGTTGGATAAATACCGTATTCACCGATACTTCTTTGAACCATAAATGCTCTTGATTGATTTGTTATGAACCTACCACGGGAATCTCTAAATTGAGACAGTCCTCTTCTGTAAGTCCATTCTGTTATTGCTCTTAAAGGTGGGTATCTGAGTGCTGGATTTTGTTTCTTACCCCTACGACCATCGTTAACGAATCTCCACTCAGGAGCGTTTGGAAACGACAATCTTAGTCTTGTCTGACCTTGGGGGTCATTCACAAAATCTACTGTCACTGAGTTGTATAAACGACCTGTATCAACACGGTTGTTTAATGGTGTTGGGTATTTACCTGACACAGGTTTTCTCTGTCCATCAAATCCTCTTGACGGTCTAATTTTTAGAAGTTCTGATTGGATGTCATCCTTTAGAATGTCTGCGATAAGTTCAAGGTAATTGGTTGATTGACTCATGACTTATTAAGATGGTGTTACCGTGGGTGTGATTGTTGGTGTCGGAGTAGGACTACTTGTCACCGTTGGTGTTGGAGTCTCATCGTAGTAATCACATGCGTTTAGGTCTTCAAATACCATGATTGGAACCTCCATCGCAACACCTGCTACGTGGTCACCGAATCTCTCAAAGAACGGTATTGCTTGAACCGGTAGATTGATGTCAAAATTCTCATACAATTCAGGGAAGGTATGGATACCTCTTTTAACATAGGATAGGAATCTACGTGCTTGAAGACTCATATCT